ATGATATGGCACAGGAAGTAACCAATTTCGCCCGGTTTTACGCTTTGTTCAACAAGCTGCCGTTCAACGGAGACCGGGAAGAGTTCAAGAAGTCCATCGTGTTGCAGTATACATGGAACCGGACAGACAGTCTTCGTGAAATGACGAGGCTTGAATATAAGACCTGTTGTGAGGGATTGGAGAAATTGGCCGGTGTGGACGAGCGTCGTCAGAAGATGCAGGAGGAGCTTAAATATTGGCGCAGCGTGTGTTTGAGACTCATGCAAAAAATGGGAATCGACACTTCGGACTGGGCGCGTGTCAATGACTTCTGCCGGAATCCTCGGATTGCGGGAAAGGCGTTCAGTCAAATCTCTTCGGACGAGTTGGAACAACTGGCCGTAAAGCTGCGCTCTATCCGGCGCAAGGGCGGGCTCAAGGAAAAAAAGAAAGAGGAAGTAAAACAACCGGCGGCGGTGACCTATATGTTCATAGACACCAAAGCCCCTAAAAATTGACGGATATGGATAAGAGATTCAAGGAACTGCTTGAGAATGTCAAGAACCAGATACTTGACGTGTTCCCGGAAATGGACCGGGATGATCGGGAAGAGTTTTTCAACAGGCTGAACGAGTGGTCTTATGAGAAATATGAGGAAGCCCTGTTGGAAAGCGAGTTGGAAACGCCAGATTATAGCGAGGAGGATTAGTATGGGAATTGACGATCAGAACAAGCTGGTTAATGCCGGTTTCCAGATAATCCGTAAGGACGATTATCCTTCCCCGAGGATTAAGTTTTGTACAGGCCGGAATGGAAGTTGGAAGACGTATAAGAAGTTTGAGACAAAGGCTGAAAGAGACAGGGCGTTTGCCTTGCTTTTGAAGGATGAGAAAATAATCAGTGATTAACCATCAAAATTTGTTACAATGGCAAAAAGAGAAAAGAAAGTGATCATTACCGGCGTGACCAGGGAGGCCGCCGACGAAGCGTTTGCAAATTATGCGAAGGCAGATGCGCAGAGTGCGAAGATTACAGCGGACATCGAGCTTCAGTGCGCGAAGATCCGTGAGAAGTACGCTAACAAACTGGCGGAGCTGGAAGGAGAGAAGGAAAAGGCGTTCGACACCTTGCAGGCCTATGCCGCCGAGAACCAGGCAGAATTGTTCTCCAAGAAAAAGAGCCTTGAGATGGCGCACGGCGTTATCGGTTTCCGTACCGGAACGCCAAAGTTGAAAACCTTGAAAGGCTTCACGTGGGCGAGTGCGTTGCAGCTTGTCAAGGAGTTTCTTCCCGGTTACGTGCGCCAGACGGAGGAGATTGCCAAGGACAAGCTGCTTGCGGACCGTGACACCGAAGAGATGGCTCCGCAGATGGCCAAGTGTGGCATACTGGTGGCCCAGGACGAGACATTCTATGTTGAACCGAAAAAAGAGGATGCCGCATGATCCATAACGTAGAGAAGACCCCAAAAGTAGCCCTGTGCCGTGCTTGTCACGGCACGGGTGTCATACAGAGAACGACCGAACTTCCTTCCCGGATTTTCAGAAAAAAGAAAGTGAATATTACCGAGGAGGCTTGTCCCCAGTGTGGCGGCAGCGGCCGGGTGATAGTGAGTGCGAAGATGGAACTGGACATTCAACCATATAATCCAAAGAAGGAGTAAGCGATGGCAAAGCGACGCGGAGTAAGTTATGAGAAACGTGTGGAGGAGATAAACAGGATATACGACCAATATGCCAAACGCGGTGTACCGAACCGCGAGATCTGGCGGCGGTACGTATATCCTGTATATGCCGTTACCGAACGTACATTCTACAATATACTCAACGCGAGCGCGGATGCGAGCAAGAAGATAGCTGACGAGGAGACCCGCCAGCTTTTACTCTTTAATGACGATGACTATGAACAAGGACGTGCAGAAGATAATCGCCCGGATCCTGCAGGATATCCGGGTGGAGATGACAGATGAGTTCGACCGTAATTTTGAGCGTCAGGCTTTTTTCTCCGAGGCATGGCAGCGGCGTAAAAGCCCGACACGTCCCGGAGGTTCTATTTTGATAGATACCGGCCGACTCAGGCGGAGCGTTTCCAGCCGGACCACGGAGAACAGCATCACGTTTTACACTGACCTTCCGTATGCGGCCATCCACAATGACGGCGGGGAGATAAGGGTGACAAAAAAGATGAAGCGTTACTTTTGGCATAAATACTACGAGGCGACCGGTTCTTTCGGGCGCAGGAAGAATGGAGAGAAACGCAAGGACAAACGTACCGTGCAGCTGACCGGCGAGGCGGAGTTCTGGAAGCTCATGGCCTTGAAAAAGGAGGGCAGCATGATCAAGATTCCCCGAAGGCGTTTCTTGGGGGTTTCTCCCGAAGTGGAGAAGGCTGTCCGTGAAATCATAGAGGAGAATATAACGGAATATTTCAATGTTGAATTTGATATAAGACGGAAATGAGAAAGGAACTTTATAATATGCTCTGCAAGGAGCTGAAGGAGGTGGGCGGAGGCTTGATAAAACACATCGACCTGTGGAACCACAATGTGGAGTTTATCGAGCAGGAGGAGAATTGGGAACGCCCTGCCGTGTTCGTGGAGTTCTGCCCGATACGCTGGAACGCGATTGTGGACGGGGTGGAATATCGGGCCGAACCGGAAGTGAAACTGCATATCGTGACGGACTGGGCCGGTGCGGCCAACGAGGGCAGCCCGTTCAAGGAAGAGGCGTTGGAGGTGTTTGACCTGCCGGAACTGATACATGAGCGGCTCTCGTGCATGGATGGCGATACTTTCATGGCATTTGACCTGGTGGAGAGCCAGACGAACCACAACCACGAGGAGATTGTGGAAAATATCGAGGTGTATTCGTGCGTGGCCTTCAAACGGCTTCGATAAACGGCCATGTTCAGACAGTAAAGCCTCCGGCGGACAAATTACCGCCGGAGGCTTTCTATTTCAACAGGGGGCAAAGAAACGCCGTCAGGCAGCCTCTTTTTTGAACAGCATCATGTCCGTGTAGGATGAGCTGTAGTTTATGTGGGCGTTGAACTCCATCCGGGTACATCCCTCGAACGGGTTGCCGATGTTTTTGTTTTTCCCGATCCATTCGCACAGCTCCAGGATGGAGGATTTGTTTGAGGTGAAATAGACGAACGGATGCCCGGATAGCACGTTCAGCACGTCGAGGTAATCCGACATACGCCAACTCATATTGTAAGTACCCACGTCGGTGGAAAGGTACGGCGGGTCCACCAGGAACACCACGCCCGGCGTGTCTTTGTACCGGTTGAACAGCTTCTTGTAATCGCAGGAGACGATTTCCAGCCCCTCCAGATAATCCGTGCACTCCGGATAGTCCGCTTTCCGGATGTTGTTATAAAGGGCTTCCTTCCGCATCTCCGGTACGTTCAGTTTATATTTCATGGAGAACATCAAAGAGGAGGACAGGGTGATGAAGTCCACGTAACCGGTCTCGTGCTCCTCCTGGAGGATACGGCTGAAGATGCGCTCACGCAGTTCTCCGGTTATGGTCTTGTGTCGTGGAACGGAATTCCCTACCATGGCACGTAGGTCGGCGATCAGCCGGTTTGTCCTTGGGATGTTTTCCAATCGCTTGTGGTAATTGTCGAAATCGTTGTATATGACCGTGGCTTCCGGCTTGCATCGTTTGGTGATGTGTGATAACAGGCCGGAACCGCCGAAAAGGTCAACGAATACCGTGCTTTCCGGATATTGTTCCAATACTTTCATAAACTTGCGTGCGAACATGCGCTTTTGGCCCACGAATGGCAGCGGGGCTGACAGATACGTCTTTTTCATACGTTCAATTCGAATTTTACGTTAGGATTTCCGGCAAGCAGTTCTTGTGTGCGTGTGACGTTGTTCTCGTAAATATGCACGTTGCCGAGGTTGATTGTGATGGATTTCAGGGGTAGTTCTATTTGCCGGGATATAAGGTACAGGTGATAGATGTCCGCCGGTAATCCGAGGTTGGCGTCCGAGCTACGCTGGTAGGCCGTCAGGACCAGTTCGCCTTGTTCGATCTGGAACTGTACGAGGCTGAGGCATGGTGCCTGGTTGCTTTCCGTGCCGGTCGAACCGAGGAACAGCACGTAGTTCTTGCTGCTTCGTTTTTCCCGGTTGATTTTGCCAATCAGAGGTGGCAGCTTCTCGAAATAGGTAGGGTAGGAGTTCACGAGGATGGAGCCGCAGTAGTCCCACCAGTTTATCCCGGCTTCCCGGTATTTCTCAACCTGTCTTTCCCCGCTCATGAAGAGCGACAGTTCGCTTCTGAGCTTTTTCCGTGCGATATTGTGTCCCTCGAAAATATCGAGCAGTTCCGCCGGGGACAGTGTTACCGTCTCGTTCAGCAGGTAACGGCTTTCACCTTTCCTGCCTTTTTGTGTCTTGCCGTCGGCAAGTACCTTTTTTAGGATTTGATAATACTTGTTCATGGTGTGTTGTTTTGATACCCCGCAAAGGTACCGCGCCGTTATCCCTCTTCAATGGGGAGGCTGTCCCATTACACTGCAAACGGGTTACAGTCGCTTTGAAGCCGTTTGATGAGCGTGTATACCTTTCGCTCGCAAACATTATAACGTTCGGCCAGTACTGCCACGATGTAGGAAACCTTTTCGCCTTCGTCCAACAGCCTGTTGTAGTCATTGTATAGTTCGATATACTGTACGTCTTCCATCCGGATTCCCACTTTCCGGCATGTTTTCAGCATTCCTTTATTCAATTTCAGTATCTCAATTACTTTCATATTCAACAAAAATTAGTACTTTTGCACTGTCTCACTTATTAAACAACAACGAAAACACCCAAATGGGGTGGCATGAGGGCATTGCCCCCGGCCGCGCTCCATTTGGGTGCGTTGTGTTTAATAGTAAGTGAGACGACTGTTTTAACAGGCCGGGGGCTTTTTTTACAGCCTTACCCCCGAAGGCTTTTTTAATCTACCGCATATAGCGACAAATCAAATACATCTTTCTTTTTCCATCCGTCGGCCAGCGTGTTTTGGATATGCTGCATGGCTTTCGTATAGAAGTCTGTCAGGTCTTCCAGTGTGGCAAACTCGCGATAGACCGGTTCGGTGTCCGTCCCGAATTTGAACACGACCGGAAGAGTCGCCCCTGCTGTTTGCACGGCAAGGTCGTAGGCTGCCTTGTAGTTGAACTGGTTCTCGCTTGACAACCATACCGGGACATTCTCGTAGGTGAAACCTGATAGGATATCCTTGTCAGTTTCCCGGTTGTGCCATGTTATGACCGTGGAGCGTATCTCGTCTTCGGTGGGTCGATGGTCGAACTCCTCTTCCATGTAGGTGGCCGATCCGTTCTCTCCCGGCTGCACGTCCCATCGGACACGCCATTTGTTTTTAATGGGGTTTATGCATTCAAGCAACCGTACCCCGATGTTTCCTTCCACTTTTTTCATCAGCTGAATACATACTTGGTTCTACCTTTGCCGAAAGTTTCCGTCCGGATGATGGTCTCAAACGGAAATCCGTCCGGCATTTCACTCACTTGCGCGAGGATGTTCTTCATCTCTTCCGAGTTGGTGAAGAACTTCTTGGCCTCGCCATTCATCTCGATGGCTACGATACAGCGGTCCTCGCCCTGTTCGGTGCGGATGCCGGTCTCGAAGTCCTTCACGATGATGGGTAAGTTCACTAATTCCCGGATGCTTACCACGGAGCCGGGAAAACGTTTCTTGCCGTCTTCCGGCTTGTAGGAAACGTTCAAGTCTTTAAATGATCTCATTTTTTTGCCTGTTAATTTATTAAACAACATATTGCAGTCGGCGTGCTTGGCCATCCCATAGAAGGAAGCGACCAGTTCACGCCTTCTTTTCCTCGATTTGACCTCGTGCATTTTTCGGGCGAACTTCTGTTTGATGCGCTTGCGTAGGCGCACATGGTCGGGGTATATGACATATCCCAAGAAGTCTATGCCCTCGTCCACCGGGAATACACGTTCATCAGGCTTTACGGTAAGCCCGATTTGTGCGACCTGGAAATGGACGGCATCACGAATCTTCCACAATTCTGATTTCGCGTCACCGAGTACCACGCCGTCATCGCAATAGCGGTAGAAATGGCGGACGCCGTACTTGTCCTTCAAATAATGGTCTAAAAAAACAGACAGGAGCAGGTTGCCCAACCCTTGCGACGACCTCAGCCCGATGCTGATTCCTTGCGGCATGAGCCTTACGAAGTTGTCAAGCATGGCGATGAGTTTCTTGTCCTTGAATACCCTCCGGACACAATACATTACGAAATCCTGCCCCACGCTCTCATAGAACTTGGAGATGTCGAATTTGTAGCAGTAGCGTGTTCCTTCCGGGTCTTCTTTCATGTCGCGGCGTATGTACTCCATGAGGTCGTGCATGCCGCGGTTCTTGATGCTGGCTGAGGTGGTACGGATGAACCGTTTCTTCAGGTGCCTGTCCACTACGGCCATGATTGCGTGGACGGCGATGCGGTCCTTCATGGTGAGTATCTGGATACGTCGCATTTTTCCACCCTCCACGATTTCCCTCTCCCGGTAATCCTTGACGGTGAATGTACCTGTCTTGATTTTTCCGGTAAGTTCCTGAAGCACCTCTTCCCTGTGCGCAAGCAGGTAACGTCCCTGGCGGCTTTTTTTTCGTTTGGAGCCACGGAGGACCTGGTCGAATGATTCCGCCATATTGGAATAATCGGCAATCTCTTCCACTATATATCCTTGCCTGTGCATTATAGCATTGTTTTTTTTGATTGTTTTACAAACGGAAGATAAGGGCCTTCCTTTCCCCGGGTCTGACTTCTTCGAGCTGACTTGAGCCTACCAAACTCCACCCGACGCGTGATTTTTCAGCTTTCCGCACCTGTGCGCTTTTGCTGCGGCTTGCTTCCCTCGGCACCACGGTAGGGGACACGTCCCCGGTGTTGTACGCCGATTGTTAGATTTCCAGACGGGAGCCGACATTCGTGTTCGAGTTCGATGCATCGTTATTCGCATTCGCATTCGACACGCCGCCATTCGCATTCGCATTGTTGTATCCGCGATAGACCACACGGACTATCAGGAAGCTCCACCGGGGTGCAAAGGTACGGATAAAAGCCAGTCCCCTTGTTAGATAACGAGGAAAATCAATGCGGCGATTGCTCCTCCGGTCACGGTGAGTGTCCAGTCCGTCCAGTCCCAACGACCGCCCCGGAGCTTATCTTTGAGCTCCAGCGAGGAGGCTGCGATGGCGGCTGCGTATAAGGCCGCGTACGGTGTCAGGGCTGGCAGCCCCACGATAAAACCGCCTACCAGGTGTTTGTAGCGGTTACTTTGTTTCAAAAATGAAAGAATCTTGTTCATAAGCAATTGGATTAAAAAATGTTTTGTATATTTGCAAACACAGAAGCATTGAGGGAATGACGAGCAGGCGTTTTAGTCCAAAGTGTCGCCCTTGGTGCTTTTGTTTTTTTTTATTCTACTATTATATCATTTACTGAGTATAAAAAGTATTTTATGCGGATATAACCGTTATCCCTTCTTGTTACTTCTTTGGCAACATTAAGCCTTACCCATTTTCCATTGATTTTAACTTTGAAGTAGAAGAAGTGTTCCACATTGTCCGTCCTTGGGTGAGTCAATGCGGAATCATCCACATATTCGGCACGTTCAAGGTGTGAATCCAGGTTCTTCAAGTCCTCCTTGGAAACGATGTGTGTCCGTCCGAATGTGTCGGAGAACAAGTGCTTGTTGCCCTCTTTGGTAAAGCCGATATTCAAGTCCTTGCCATTTATGTTCTTTTCCACTTTCTTTTGAAGTAGAGGCTCCATTTCATGCAGATAATGGATACGTTCGATAGCTCGTGCGGACTTTTCCCGGTCTCCGGCGCATTTTTGTAGTATTTTGCAGGCGGCGCACAGCTCGTTGTCCGGAACGAAGGCCAGTTTAAGTTTCCCTTTGGCCATATCACAATCCCTGCACCTTTTGATGGTGTATGGGTTGTAATCCGGCATGGTCTTCTGTTCTTTTCCCGGGTTGAACCGGAAGATGCCTTTGGTGTCCCTTTGAAGGGCTGACTCGCCCAATGCCATTGCCTCATCGTAGGGCGTTTCCGGATATTTGGATTTTCGTACCTGGACTACGGTGCACCTGCAGTTCCATCCATTTGGCGGGAAATACTCTTCCCAAAAGGGGTCTGCCATAGGTCGTGTTACCCCATGCAGTTCGGCATGTTCCGGGCGAACCTTGCCATCCCCGGCCGTCCGGTACTGGAGGTTGTAGCGGTCCCCGTCTTCTGCGAACCGTTCCCACTTGGCGGCCATAGTCGCCGAAGCCTGCACAAAGTTGTACTCTGCCCGGAGGTAGCCCCGATTATAGGTTTCGTCTATCTTCCGGACATCGTTCAAAAAGCGTTCGAACGTTTTCCGATTGCCGTTCTCATCCAGCAGGGAGGGGAAGGCTTCGTTCAGTTCATGGAACGTCTTCAGGCCTGAGAATATATAATCCGACCTCTGCAGGCGCCCTCGCATGGCCTCGGACATCTCCACCTGCCGGAATGAAGAGTCCAGGACGGAGGCGTGCGTCTCTATAAAGTCCTGCGCCTCTTCTGAAGCCAGTATGTTGATTTCAAGGTTTGCCCCCTGCTCCCGGAACAGGGCTTTCATCATGCGGTCGAACATCTCTGTAAGCTTGTCACGCATCAATTTTGCCTCGTCCTCTTTTGAGAGTTGGAGGGGATGATTGCCAAGCAATGAACTGTAGCGTAGATGCAGCCCCGAATAATCATCGGGGCTCAGTCGAAAAAACGGGACAGCGTTTCAGCCTGTTTGCCGTCTTTCTTCTTTTTCGGATCTGCCGGGTCCGGCTCTTCCTTCGGTTCCTTCTCCTCGCACGGAATGCCGTATTTTTCCTCAAAGTACTGTGGCTTCACCTTGTAGTGCTGCAGTACCATTTCTTCGTAGGCTTTCTGCTGTTCGGGCGTGTAGTCAATGGAGTAGTCCCAATCAAAGCGCAGCCCTTTGACAGGGAACCCGTGGCGCACCATTCGCGGAATGAGCTGGTTGTTCACTATATCCCGAAGCATATCACAGTCGCTTTCCACGAGGTTCTGGAACACTTCCAGGTGCGTTTCAGACTGTGAGAGGCTGCTTCCGTCCTCAATGGTCATCGTCTGCCCGATGATAAGCTTTGACAGTTCGGAGTTGGCCCGATCGATGCGCTTGTCATAGACATTGAATGCATCTCCCTTGCCGCTTTCCACAAACTCGATTTCGGTTTCCATTCCTGCCACCATGGAGAGGGCGGTTCCGGCTTCACGCAGCATCTTGTCGAGACGGTCAATCTCTTTCTGGTCGCGCGAAGTGGTGCGTGCTATACGCATGGGCATTCCGAATATTTCCCCGAAGGTGTCCCAAAAGGCCAGCATGTTCTTTTTGGGGATAGTCTGTGAAGCAGCCTTGAGATACAGCCCGAGGTCGTCGGGCCTGCCTGCTTCAATGAGCCAGTCCGAAAAAGGCGGCTGGCGGTAGTCTATACCTGTAGTCCAGTCCTGCCCGAGGTCGGTAATGACACGTCCGTACTCAGGAATGACATGCTTGCGCGGAATAAGCTTCACATCCGAATAACAGATGCAGCCGTCACCGTCAGTGCAAAGGTCGCCCAATTCGATGAGCGAATGCCCCCAGTAGATTGAATCAAGGGCATAGCGCATGAGCTGCTTGAACCAGGACTGGTCAAAGAAATGAACCGCTTCCTCGTTCTCATCCCCTTTCATATCCACGATTTTGAATGAACGTGCCATGACAAAACCTCTGCGCTGCTCCACACACCCGGAGAGGTGAAGGTCTATTTCCGCGTCCCGGTAGATGTCGTACAGGCGCTGGCGGCTGGGGCTGTCCACATTGATGGCATACTGCCAGGCATCGCGCCAGTTCTTGATGTCCTTCCGGGTGAGTGCATCGGTGGTGCGCTGCAGGTCGATGACCATTTTCTGCACCCGCTTGATGTCTTTCCCCTTGGCTAGATTAAAATTGCCGTATGGCGTTTGCAGTACGTTTTTCGGTTTACTGGAAAACATACCGCTGAAAAAGTCTTTAATATCCATAGTCCTACCAGTTATGATGAAGCTGCTTCTGACAGCTGTAAACAAGTGAATTTCCGGACGGAAGCCCATCTTCTCCGACAGCCAAGGGCAAATCAGGGACAATTTTTCCGGCCTGTACGCCTTCAAGCCACTTGATGGCCCGTTCGTAGCGTTCCTTGCGTATCTCGCTTCCCATCTTTTGCGGCATGGCTGCACTCATGTGGTAAAGTGAAATGTCGCAGGTGTACATGACAATGAGGCGGTTCCGATGTTCATCCTGTGCAGAGAAAATGGCCGTACAGTCGTATTTCGGCCGTAGATAACCGGCAATTTCTTCCCGGGCTTCCGCTTCTGCATTGGTACGGTTTTCCGGGCTTACCTGCGAGATAACCTTTAATGCGTTGTCGCCGATGACAACTTTGTAATCTTCTTCTGTAATGAACATGGCTTTACTTTCATTTAGTGATGAACAATGCCATTTTTTCTATATCCCGGATAGTGGTTCCCTTGCGGAAACGGTGGCGGTGAATCAGTTCGCAGATATTCCTTTTGGGGACAACTTTCAGTTTGCCGCCCATATACAGGACGTAGTATTTTCTTCCGTAGAGCTTGGCATACTTGCAAGCACGGGCAACGGCACGTTTATAGCGCCATGCAAAAATCATTCTTTTAATCAGTTGTATCATGTTACCATATATTTTTGGCGGTCGGCCTTTTGCCGAACACCGGTTGAAAACTTTCCTGTCTTGAATTGCGCTGCAAAATCCATATAGCCCCCTCGTCGGCATCCGGTGCGTCATCGTGGATGCGGCTGCCCCGTTCCAACGCCAAGGTCTGTTCAATGCCGGTCTGCATATCCGGCGATTCTTTCAACTTCTCATTGTAGAATACGAAACCGCGTTCCCATAATGGTGACACCGCTTCGATGCGCTGGAGCTTGTCCGGCTTCTTTCGTTTGTCCGGCATGATGGACAGTTGGTATCCACGCAGATTTCCTTCTGCCTCAAACTCATCCAGAATGACATCCTGCATGAAGTTCGCTTCCATAAAGAACTGGACGGCTGCCGTATCGCGTGTACGCTCGTAGAGGTCGTAAAGCCACCGTACCATTCCGGAAACGGTATCCTGCCGGACGTAACAGTCTATAAGGTGCAGTTCCTTCCCAATCTTGCCCCAAAGGCGGCAAGCCTTGTAGTCGTTTGAAGTGGTCGATTTGAAAGAGGGGTCGGTATAGCAGACCAGCATTTCATACTTGGACAGTCTGGGCAGTTTCTTGTAACGAATCCAGTCTGCCCGGAAGATAGTGCCGTCCACTATGGGGTTGTGCATCATCTCCTTTTCCCATGCCCGGTAGCCTACGAAATCCCTGTATTCCTGCGCCTCCTCTTTCGTCCATTTTTCGCGCCATACCGGTTCTCCGTTCTTGTCTATTGCCTTGATGACGGATACATGTACCCCTTTTGTCTTGGTGAGATTGGCCAGCACCGAGTTTTTAGAAATGAGGTTCCCGACCATGATAAAACGCCCCCGGCCCACGTCCAGTGCACCAAAAAGGGCTTCTTTCACCCAGTCTGTAATGTCATGCACCCGTTTCTCATTGCGGCACAGTTCGTCATCATCCAAGTCATCGATGACGATGTAGTCCGGACGTGCTTCTCGGTCGCGCAGACCACGCGGAGACTGTCCGCGTCCGCAAGCCAGGAATTTCACCCCGTTGGCCGCCTTGAACTCCCCATCCTGCCAGGAGGCATTCCCCTGCTGCTTGCCGAAGTCGGCAATGATGCGCTGGTTGCGTTCCAGTTCCGCCTGAATATCGCCCAGCAGACGTGTGGCAGAGTCTTCGCTTTTGCCGATCACCACCATGAAATTGATGAGCCGCTTTGGTTGGAACATGAGCCATAATGGGACGAAGATGTCCATGTGAGTGGACTTGGCATGACCGCGCGGCCACATGAATACCGCCTTCAGGTTGGGCGTACCCTTTACTTTGGCCGCTGCCGCATTGTGGAACGGTGCATTGTGAATGGTGCGTATGGCTTCCCCGGTAGTCTTGTCACGCAAGGTGAGGAAGTGGGGAAAGTAATATTCGCAGAATGCGGCATAGTTACCCTGCAGCCGCAGAATGCGCCTGTCCCTTTGTGCCGGTGTCTCGCCTGCGAGCAGCGCCGTATCCGTAATGGACTGTACCCTTTTGCAGTGTTCTTTCCACTGTTCGTATGCCTGTTTCTTTTCCGCTGCTGTTGCCATGCCCTTGTTATTTTATGCCCATCTGTTCGGTTATGTACAGGTCCTGGTACTTGTTGATGGCCTTTACCAATTCCGGGGTCACATCCGGGTCGATCGTCGAGCGGTATTCGATCCATTTGGAAAATGCCATGAACACTTCGATGGCATCCACCACATTGGCCTTCTTGTCGAGCTTCTCGATGACCGCCGACAGTTTTGCCAGCTTGTCGCCCAGCCCGGCTATCAATGTGGGGTCATCCGACGAGTTTACTTGTGTGATAAGCGTGTCGATGGTGAGCAGAAGCTTGTTCACCAGTTCCGGGCGGGTGACGTTCTTTGCCGCCCTTGCTTCTTTCCACCCTTCGGAGGTACACCATTTGGATATGGTGACACGAGACACGTCCACCTTTTCCGCTATTTCCGTTTGCTCCATTCCGGAGAGGAATAGTGAGCGTGCGAGCGATTTCTTCTTTTCGATTTCTGCCTTTGTCATATTATAAAGAATATAGGTTTGAACGGCAGGTATTGGAATGACTGTACACCTGCCCGATTTGTTCGCAAAGTTGTCCGCTTATCGGTTTGCCGCCAAAATAATGTGCAACGGTTTCATAGAAGTGTGTAACCGTTGCACACATTTTTGGCGGCCCTGCGAGTGCTCCGTAATATTGCAGGGCCAACGCACAAAGGCGTGGCATGGAAAAATGAGTAAACGTGTAAGAATTTCAAATGACAGCCTGAACAGTTACGGAAGCCGCGTGCTGACATCGGGCATGAGTGTGGAGCAGTACTGCCGGAATCCGGTACTGCTGTACATGCACCAGCGCGGTAGCGTGATCGGTTATGTGAAGGATATCCGGGTGGAAGACGGCGAGGTGACCGGTGAACCCGTGTTTGACGAGGCGACCGACCTCAGTAAGAGGTGTAAGAAACAATTTGAGTTCGGCAGCCTGAGAATGGTAAGTGCCGGCATAGATATCCTGGAACTGAGCGAACAGCCCGAACATCTACTGCCGGGACAGACTTGTCCGACCGTGACCAAGAGTAAACTGTACGAGGTCTCTCTGGTGGACGTTGGTTCTAACGATGATGCCATTATATTGATGAAAGACGGTAAACAAATCACTTTGGGAAGGGACGGGGAATGTCCCTTGCCATCAATCAATAATCAAAAAACAGAAGAAGAAATGGAACTGAAACTTTTGGCCCTTCAATTGGGGCTGCCGGAAACGGCGACGGAGGCTGATGTAACCCGGGCATTGAATGACCTGAAAGCGGCCAAGGCTGAGAATGACTCTCTGAAAGATGAAAACGGGAAGCTGACCCTGGCCCGCATTGCCGGTCTTGTGGAAAAGGCCGTAGCGGAGAAACGACTGGGGGAAGACAAGAAGGCGCAGTTTATCGAACTGGGCAAGAAGGTTGGATCCGACGAGCTGAAGAATGTGCTTGATGCCATGCAACCCCAGGTGAAGATCTCCACCGTGCTGAGTTACCAGGGTGGCAAGCAGCAGGCACAGCCGTCCACCTATGCCAAGCTGAGCGATGTCCCGAGTGACGCACTGCTTGAAATGCGTGAGCAGAACCCGGAGGAGTACAAGCGTCTGTACAAGGCCGAATATGGAATGACCTGTGAAATTTGAAAACCTTTAAAATGAAGACAATGGGAAAAATTGTAATGCTTTTGACGGCACTCCTGTTCAATACGCTGACAGGTGCCGTGTGTGCTTCCGTGCTGGGATTCTCTCCTGCAGCCGGAGCTGTGGGAATGAATGCGGTGGCAGCCTTCATGGGCATGGCTCCGCAGAGCGCTTCAATACTCCGTGAAGGGGTTTATACGGAAATCTGGACGGGCGAGCTTGTCAAGGTACTCCGTGCCGGGCTGGAAGGCACGTGGCTGTCAGGAATTCCCGACCAAAGCAGTATCGTGAACAACGATGTGATTCATCTGGTAGAGGTAGGGGTGGATCCGGACGTCTTGATTAACAACAAGACCTACCCGATTGACGTACAGGCTTTGGAAGACAAGGACATCGCCATCAAGCTTGACAAATTCCAGACCAAGGCCACGCCGATTACGGATGACGAACTTTATGCCATCAGCTATGACAAGACCGCCCGTGTAAAGGAAGGTCATGCCAACAGTATCAATGATGCGAAGTTCACCAAGGCGGCCCATGCCCTTTGCGCGAACAAGAATACGGCAACGACCCCGGTGCTTAAGACTACCGGCGAGAAAGATCCGGCCACAAACCGTCTGCGCCTTACCGTGAATGACCTTGTGGAAATGAAGCGTGCCCTTGACAACCTGCGCGTGCCGTCAGACGGCCGCAGACTGGTGCTTTGCCCCGACCATGTGAATGACCTGCTGCTGACCAGCCAGGCATTCCGCGAGCAGTACAACATTGACCGCAACAGCGGCAAGGTAGGCAACCTGTACGGCTTTGAAATCTATGAGTACGGCAACAATCCGCTTTATACTACAGCCGGAGTGAAAAAGGCATTGGGTGCAACGGCAGAAGCCGGTGAATTCCCGTGTTCGTTTGCCTTCTACAAACAGCGGGTTTTCAAGGCAACAGGCTCTACCAAGATGTATTATTCCGAGTCAAAGAACGACCCGTTGAACCAGCGTAACCTGATTAACTTCCGCCATTACTTCATTTGCATGCCCAAGAAAGAGGATGCCGGAGTGGTAATGATGAGCGGCTATCAAGCATGATGATTATGGCAAAGTTGAAATATCTGGTAATACACTGTACGGCAACTCCGGAGGGACGTGAGGTTTCATCTGCGGACATCCGCAAATGGCATACATCTCCGGTTGCCCAGGGAGGAAGAGGATGGAAGCAGGTTGGCTATACCGACCTGTTCCACCTGAACGGAGGCGTGGAACGTCTGGTAGAAAACAATGAGGATGCAGAGGTGGATCCTTGGGAAGTGACGAATGGCGCGAAGGGCTACAACGGCGTGAGCCGTCACATCGTGTATGCCGGGGGCGTGGAAAAAGACGGTAAGACCCCGAAAGACACCCGGACCGGCTGTCAGAAAAAGGCATTGGAGAAGTATGTAAAGGACTTCCACCGCAGATTCCCTAACATCCGTATCGTTGGGCATAACGAATTGGCTTCAAAGGCCTGCCCGAGTTTTGATGTTCAGGCGTGGTTGAAGTCTATAGGAATTAATCAGTAGGGGGATGTTATGGAGTTCAGTGAAATACTCAACCTGGTACTGGGCGGCGGTTTATTGGCGGCTGTCATCGGGCTTCTCACGCTGAAGGCTACGGTCCGCAAGGCGAATGCCGAGGCGGAGAAGGCGAGGGCCGAGGCCGAGACGGTCCGGATTGACAACACTGAGCAAGCCACCCGGATATTGATAGATAATATTGTTGAACCATTAAAGAAGGAATTGAATGAGACCCGAGAAGAACTGCGTGCGACCAAGAAGGAGTTTGGGTCTACCAAGCGCGAGATGGCCCGGCTTCGCAAGGCTATCGGTGATGCCGGCAATTGCAAGCATTCTGATGCTTGTCCTGTGCTTTTCCGGTTGCGCGAGCACCCGAAAGACAGTGAAGGAGACCTCCCGGACGGAGGCGGGGCGGATGGCGGTGGACAGTATGGCCAAAGAAGTCCTCCTTGTACGGACGGAGGCGGTCCCGAAGTCGGAGGTACGGCTGGCGATACCGGCTGACAGCCTGATGAGACTGCCCCCCAGGGCATCGTATAGCGGAAAGAGCGGGCAGGCGAACGTGTCGGTAAGCCGCGACGGAGACGTGATCGCCGTGCACGCGAGCTGCGACAGTCTGCAAATCATGGTCGAGTATTATGCGGGCAGGTCCGAGACGTACAGGGAAGCCTGGGAGGAAATGGCGGATTTGTACGAGGCGGAGGTAAAACGGCGTTCGAACCCCGTTCAAATCTTCTTCTATGGTTTCGGGACTGGAATAGTGATATGCGTTTTAGCGGTAATATTAATTCAAAAACAAAAGAAAGATGGCGGATAAGAATTTCATGTACGGCATCGGTGCCGTGAAATATAAGGATTTTATCGTGGGCTATATCGAGAAAGGCTCCTTTGACCTGGGCGGCCAGAAGCCTGAGGCTGCGAAAATCAATGCGGAACAGGTGCCCGGTGCCCCGGTGCTGGTCATCGCCCAGTCGAACGGTAGCATAGCGCCGACGTTCAACGTGATCCAGATGGATTTTGACAACCTGCACAAACTGCAGGGCGGTTCTCTTCATTATAAAAAAGAGGATACGGAAAAGAAAAACCCGGTGGGCTGGACGGCACCCTCGGTTGCGATGGTGATGCAGGGACCTTGGAAACTTGACCTTGTGTCCGGGAAGAGCATCCTGATACCCAACGCGACACTGCTCTCCAATTTGGGAGGCAAGCTGACCTTGACGGAAACGGCGAAGATCGAGTGTACGTTGGAGGTGGCAATGCCGGAGGACGGTTCACAGCCTTACGGTGTGTTCGATACGGAATCCATTCCCAGTGAGTGGGAACAGTACAAGCTGCCGGCAGCGGAAGAGGCGGCGGCACAAATCCAGACTGGGGAGGGTTAGCGTATGGATGACCGGTTGGAGCAGCTGGTGGAAATGGAATGTGCGGACGCGTTGCTGGACGGTGGCGTGTCCGTTCCTCTTAAAAGGTGTCGCATTCCTTTTAAGAAGTGTCCCTTGGAACTGCGTGTGACGATGAAGCGTCCCCGGCTTCGGGGCCAGATACTGCTGGCAAGAGAGTATCTGAAGCTGGGTGTGGCACCCGGCTGGAAACCGAAGGACAAGGCGGAGGAAATGGCCTTTGTGGCAAAGTACGGAAAAGGCATCAGCCGGATGTTGGCCTATACGGTATGCCGGGGCTGCGTGGCCCGGCGTGTAGGCATAGGACTGACGGCATGGATACTCCGGGAGCTTGTCGATTGGAGGTTCCTGGTGGCCGTGTTCCGGATCTTTGAGCGTCTGATGGGCACGAAGGATTTTACGCGTATTATCAGATCGGTGGATCGGGCGAACCCGACGAAACCGAGACTGAGCCAGGTAGGGAAGGGGAGTTAAGGACAGAGTATGAAGGCTCCCATAGCCCCTTCGGATTTATATGGCGGATTGCATCGGCGACCGGCTGGAGCGTGGATTACATCCTTGACGGGGTGAATTACCAGACGCTGATCATGATGCTGAGTGACGCGCCCCGGTATGTGAGGCGGAAGAAAGGCGGCGGTGAAGGCAGCCGGAGAACGGACCGTAGCGCGGAGGACGAGGCGGACGATATTGTAGGATTTTTTCAAAGCAGACTGGAATGAAACCTGTAGAAGTTGAATTTTTGATGAAGGATGGCCTTACGCCCGGCATGGACAAGGCCGAGCGTGAGGCGCTGGAGCTTCGTAACACCGTCAGGGTGTTGGAGGCGGAACTGGAAAGGCTGCGCCTTGCCGGTGAGACGGCCGCCCCCAATCTGGACCAGAGTGCCAACATCGCCCAGATCCACGCGCTGGAAAAGCAGCTTGAGGAATTGCGCGGCAAGTTGAGACAGCTTCAGGCGGAATCGGAAACCGTACAGGTCACCCCGCCGGACATTCCCAATGCACAGCGTCAGTTTAACGGCCTGCACAACAGCATCCAGCAGATTGCCCGTGAGATGCCCTCGCTGGCTATGGGACCGCAGATGTTCTTTCTGGCCATCAGTAACAACCTGCCGATATTCACCGATGAGCTGGCCCGTGCCCGTAAGGAATACGACGAGCTGCGGAAGTCGGGACAGAAAGGCACGCCGGTATGGAAGCAGGTGCTCTCTTCCCTCTTTTCCTGGCAGACGGCACTTACGACCGGCATCATGCTGCTTGTGATGTACGGTGACGAGATCGTGGAGTGGACGAAAGATTTGTTCAGCGCGAAGAAAGGCGTGGACGAGTTCTCGATCTCGTTGAAGGAAATGACCGAGATCGAGAAGGACGGCCGCGCCCAGATGGTGCGTACCCGCTTTGAGCTGAAATCGGTCACCGATGAGATAAAGAACTTCACCGGCGGCAGGGAGCAGGAGAAGGCAAAGGTGGAGGAACTGAACCGCAAGTACGGGGAAAGTTTCGGTTACTACAGGACCCTTTCCGAGTGGTACGATACCCTTATCCAAAAGGGCGAGGACTACGTGCAGGTATTGCTTCACCAGGCCAACGTCCAGAACCTCGTCAGCAAGGCAGCCGAAGCTGACGAAGAAGTAAACAAGATCAAGGCCCAGAAACCGGAAGAGGCTGAAAGTGCTATGGGATTCTTTGGAAAAATAGGGCAGTATTTGATGCAAAGCAATATGGCGGAAATCGGCCAGGTGTATGACGCGCAGGAGGCTATCCGAAAACATGATCAGGAGGCTTATGATATCCTGCTGAAAAATGCGGAGAACAAGCGTGACGGTTATCTGAGGAAGGCGGAGGAGGAAACGAGGAAAGCCGCCGAAGCTGCCAAGAAAGGAAATATCGGGGGGCACTCCGATCCTAAACAGTCCGATAAAAAATCGGAAACGGAAGCCAAGCAGCGTATGGCTACAGAGCGCAGGCTGGCGCGGGAACTTGCTGCGTTGCAGGCGGAAAACGCCCAGGAATACATAGACCGGATGAAAGACGGCACTGAAAAGAAACTGGCACAGATCGAATACGACTATAACAAGAGAAAAGAAGAAATATCCCGTCAGGAGGCTGAATGGAAACGGGAAAACAAGGAAGCCGGTGTTTCCACCGGTGGCAATGGCCTGACTCCCGGTCAGAGGGATGCCCTTGCCGGCGCACGCGACTCCAACGATAAGAACCGGAGTGCGGCTCTTGCCGCCATTTTTGGAGATGAGAGGGAAAAAGAAGCCCAGGCCATGCGTGATTACCTGGCGGAATATGGGAGCTATGAAGAAAAGAAACTGGCCATTACCAAGGAGTATGAAAAACGTATCGCGGAAGCTACCACGGAAGGCGGTCGGAAAACACTTCAGGAAGAACTGAAGGAAAAGATGGCCGGTCTTGATCTGAAGGAATTGAAGGACGGATTGAATTGGGAAGCCGTATTCGGGGACCTCGACAAGGTATCCTCCGAAAGCCTCCAATCCCTCCGTACCCGTCTGAAGGAATATATCGATACCCAGAAGGACTTGCAGCCGGACAGCCTGAAAGACCTGGTACGTGCCATTGACGCCATCGACAGAAAACTTAGCGAGCGCAATCCCTTTGCGGCATTGGAATCATCCATGTCGCGGGTAAAATCCACGACCTTATCCGTCAAGGAGGCCCAGGAAGCCTATAACAAGGCCGTGGAAGAAGGGACTGAAGCCGAGCAGAAGAACGCCCGGGCCGCGTTGGATGCCGCCCGAAACGCGAGGCAGGGGGCACTGGCCGAGGCTACGGATGCCCTGCACGGCAGCGTGGGGCAGGTGAAGGAATACGTGGGAGCGGCAGAAGACCTGCTGGGACTGGTGGAACAGTTCGGTATCGATCCGCCGGAATGGATGGGCGAATACCTGGAAGGTTTAGGGCAGACGCTGGACGGTCTGGAAAGCATCGACCTGACCAAACCGATGAGCGTCATTACCGGCGGTGTCAAGGCGGTAAGCGGTGCGGTGAAGACTTTGTTCAGTCTGGGCGGCACCATCAACTGGAACGGAAGCAACGCGAAAGAGGTGCAGGATACGATGGACCGGCTGACTGACCGGAACGAGAAGCTGCAAACCTCCATCGAGGATTTGACCGATACCATCGAGGCGAGTAAGGGAACAAAATCTGTCACCGCCTACCGTGATGCGTACAAATACCAGCAGGAGACGAATTCCGACTACCTGCAGATGGCGATGGCGCAGGCCGGTTACCACGGCAGCCACCGCTCTTGGAATTATTATTGGGATGGTTTTTCCCAGGCACAGATAGACAAGCTGAGCGGGCAGATCGGCCGCCAGTGGGACGGGAACCTGTGGAGCCTGAGTCCGGAGGAGATGAAGGCCCTCAGAAGCAACGTGGACATGTGGACACAGATACAGGACACGGGCAAGGGCGGTTACGGCGGGCGGCTTACCGAGAAACTGGATGACTACATAGACCAGGCCGGAAAGCTGGAGGAACTGACCGACCGGCTGTACGAAGGGCTTACCGGCATTTCGTTCGATGGCATGTACGGTAGCTTTATCGATAACCTGATGGACATGAAGTATGGCGCGAAGGAGGCGGCCGATGATATCTCGGAATATTTCATGCGGGCGATGCTGAGCAACAAGATAGGGGAGATGTACAGCGAGAAGTTGAAGGGCTGGTGGGAACGGTTCGGCAAGGCGATGGAAGACAACGACCTGACGGAAGCGGAACGGAAGGCTTTGGCCGACGAATACTTGCAGTATGTGGAAGAGGCGGTGGACCTGCGCGACAAACTGGCGGCAGCCACCGGTTATGACAAGACGCAGCAAGGTGGTACGAGCCAGAGCGCGAAAGCGGGCGGCTACACGGCCATGACGTATGACCAGGGCACGAAGCTGGAGGGGATGTTTACTGGCGGTTTGCAACATTGGTCGAGTATGGACGACCGGCTGGAGAGCGTGTCGGAGAAGATGGACACGGCCGAGGGCCACCTGGTACGGATCGCCGAGAATACGGGCGTAAGTGCCGGACACCTGGGCGAGATAAAGGATGAGATAAAGAAAATGATACGTGACGGACTAAAAGTGAAATGACATGGCAGATATATTGGGCGGGCTGGTGCTGGTGAACGGCACGGACATCTGGACGGAATACGGCGTGTTCCTGGTGGAGGACCGGCGCGGTGGCATGGATAACCTCTCGGCGATCTTGACCCCGAGCAAGACGAAGAAGGAGACGGCCGTGGACATACGGGAGGAGGACGGGGAGAAATACAGCGCGGTCCTTACCCCGAGGAACGAGGCGCGTGACGTGACGCTGCACTTTGCCCTGTATAACAAGACAAAGGAGGGATGGCTGCGGAAATACTTCGCGTTCATCAATTTCCTGAAGAAAGGGAAAGACGGGTGGCTCGACATCGCGTTTCCCCAGCTTGATCTGACCCTGCACGTGAAATACACGGACAGCCCGAAGTTCACCCCGCTGACCTATTTGTGGAAGGAAGGGGTCCACGCCGGGAAATTCAAGGTGAAGTTCCGCGAGCCGGTACCGATTATATAACCATTCAAAGACGATTCGAATATGCTTTTAACGATATACGATAAAGCCGGGGCCAAGCGTGCGGATGTGGCCGCAAGTGACAGTTCGACGCAGAGCAAGGAGGTGCAGGGTGACAACGTGCTGGCGCTCTCCTTCACGCATTATGCCCATATCCCTCTTGATGTAGGCGACTTCACGGACTACATGGGCGAGCGGTACTGGCTGACGGAGCGGTACACCCCGAAAGAGAAAAGCGGGAGCGAGTGGGAGTATAACCTGAAGCTGTACGGTATCGAGAGCCTGATCAGGCGTTTTCTCGTGCTGGAGACAACGGACGGCGACACCAATCCCCTGTTTACATTGACGGCCACGCCCCGTGACCATGTGGCGATGGTGGTGAAGGCCATCAACGACGGCATGGGTAACATTACCGACTGGAAGGTGGGGCAGGTGGACGGTACCGACCTTATCGTGATCGACTATGAGGGCATGTACTGCGACCAGGCTTTGAAGGAGATCGCCGGCAAGGTGGGAGGCAAGGCCGAATGGTGGGTCGAGGGGCAGACGGTGAACGTGTGCCGTTGCGAACACGGCGAGGAGATCACGTTGGGATACGGCAAGGGGCTGACCTCCCTGGAGCGGGATACGAGCAATACGGCGAAGTTCTACACGCGCCTTTTCCCGATCGGGAGCAGCCGGAACATCGACGTCGGGAAGTACGGCAGCCCCCGTCTGATGCTTCCCGGAAAAAAGAAGTACGTGGAGGTGGGCGTGGACGAGTACGGTATCTATGACCACTACGAACAGGCCGCCTTCAGCGGTATCTATCCCCGGCGGGTGGGCACGGTAAGCAGTGTCCGCAGTGAGGAGGTGACGGACGAGGAAGGTAAGGCCTTTACCGTCTATTACTTCAAGGACGGCGGGATGGATTTCGATCCTAACGATTATGAACTGGCCGGTGAGACGAAACGCGTCTCCTTCCAGAGCGGTGACCTTTCCGGGCTGGGAGAGGGGGACGACCATTATTTCGAGGTGAACTTCGATAGTGCCACCCGTGAGTTCGAGATCGTCACGATCTGGCCTTACGGCGATGACACGCAGCTTCCGGGCGGCAAGCTCGTCCCGAAGGCCGGGGACACCTATATCCTTTGGAATATCCGGATGCCGGATAAATATTACCGGTTGGCAGAGGAGGAATTTGCAGCCGCGGTGGACGAATACAATAAGGACCACTGGCTGGATATTGCCGCTTACAAGGCTCCGACCGACCATGTGTGGATCGAGCAGCAGGAGGCCGATCTGTTTGTCGGCCGGCGCGTAAAATTGGAGAGCTCGGAGTATTTCCCGAAAGACGGTTACCGCAGGAGCCGCATTACGAAGATCACCCGCAGGGTAAACCTTCCCGGGGAGATGGACCTGGAGATCAGCGACGCCCTGCAGGTATCGAAATTTGACAGGGTAAACGACAGTATAGGGGAATTGAAAAGCTATACGAAAGCCAAGGCCGAAAGTTCCGGGCTTCCCGATATTATCCGGAGCTTCGATAATACGCTGCCGACCGACAACAACCTTTTCTCGGCAAAAAGAAGCCAGAGGGAGTTCCTAAGCAAACGCCATCGGGATACCGCAGCCGAGGTGATCGGTTTTTTGAAAGGGGTTTATTTTGGCAATTACAAAGCCGGTGAATCCGGGGGCAATGTTGACGGCGACGGGAACGCCGAGTTTCTGACGGCTGTTATCCGGGAATTGCTCCGCAGTACCCGTTTCGTGGACGGCATGTTCGGCGAGGGCTGGCAGTTATGGATAGATAAAATAACGGGACTCAGCAACCTTACGATTGACAAGATCACCGTCCGCCAGACGCTGGTCGCTATGGAACTTCTGATCGAGAAGGTGCGTAGCGTGGGTGGTCAGTTAGTCGTTTCCGCTGCTAATGGAAAGATCAAGACCGTGACCAGGGAGGGGAATAATTATCGTATCACCTTTGAGCAGGAGAACACGTTCGTGGCGCATGACCTGATGCGCTGTGCCGTTTTTACGGGGGCGGAGATTCGGGGTTACTGGGTGGAAGTGTCGGAAGGCGACACGGAAGGGATAACGGTACCCCAGAGGGAGTTTGGCGGAACGGAACCGAAGGCGGGTGATGAGTGCGTGCTGATGGGTAACACGGAAAACCCGCTCCGGCAGAACCTGATCAGCATATCGGCCACCGAGGACGGCCAGCCACGTGTTGACATACTGGATGGCGTGATGGCGAAAAACTTCAACGGCTGTTTGCGCTGCCGGGTGGGTAATCTCGACGGTATCAAGGACAGCGCTTTCCCGGCGAATAACCAGCCGCACGGGAACGGTCTTTATGGCGACAACGTGTACCTCAAAGGGACGTTTGTGCTGATGACCGGCGAGGATATCCTGACGAGGTTTGAGATCACGGAGGGTAAGATACAGTCCGCCGTGGAGGGCCTGCGTAACGAGGTGAGGGAGGAGCAGAGCTTTTTCGACAATACCACGTTTACCGAGGGGATGAGTAAATGGATCAGCGGCTACAAGGCTGCGTTCCTGACTTTCGGCGGCAAGTGGATTCTTGCCGGTAACAAACTGTTGTCATCGAGCGAAAACGGCAACGTGGAGGTCGTGAAGACCGGCAAGGTCCCCTATGTTCGGATCACTAACAGCTACATCATGCAGAAGAACGGGGATTTTCGCACGATCCCCGATTTTAAGGAATTGAACGGGGACGGGCTTCGCATTCCGGGCTATGTCTACCTGTCCTTCCATTACAAGGTGATCGAGGCCGGGCACCTGCGTATCGAGTTTGTTAATTCCAACAAGAACGGATACGAGAATTTCAACATGTTCGCTTACGACGGTGATTTGCCGGTCGGTGGGGAGAAGGTATTCAACCATTCCGGGCTGTGGAACGGGACCGGTGACTTCAAGCTGTCGTTCACGGGTGTTATCCAAGTGTCCTTGTTGGTGTTCTCGACAGACCGGACGGATGCCCTGGCGTACAAGTATGCCACGTTCTTCGACCAGTCGGACAAGATGCTCAGGATCGCCGCCGCGAATTTCGATAAGGACGGCAATGTGCTGGAGGCGTCATCCATCATCACGACGGCCAAATACAATAGACTGATTTCCGTGTATTTTGATGAGAACGGGGAACTTCGGAATAAATCCGGGTTGGTGACTACCGCCAATTTCTCCAGGCTGTTCGCCGAGGGCGTTACAAGCAATGGCCTTGTAAAGAGCGCGGATTTGAAGGTCTATGTCAAGCGTGATGAGTTCGGCAACCTTGTTTCCGGTGTTACCATCCGGGCTGACCAAATTGAGCTGGAAGGGCTTGTAACAGCAAATAGCAATTTCAAGGTGTTAACGGATGGCAGTATCGAGACCCGGAACGCGAACATCAGCGGTACTGTCAAGGCGAGCGGCGGTAAGATTGGCGGCTTTACCATCGATTCCGGCCGTCTGTATTGGAAGAGCCGCGATTATTTCGGAAACGATTCCCGGAGTTTGAAACTGGGAGTCTCGAGTTCCTCGACGGAGGGGATCGTGGACGTGGCCTTCAATGGCGCTACCAGTGGGCGGTTTGGCGTAAAATCAGTCGGGGCGACATCCGGTGGGGCCGCTATATACGCATCGATAGGCTCCTTAACCTACCCGGCCAGCGGTATGACCTATGCCGGGTTCTTTGTGGGTCCGGTAGATGTAAGGGATACCGGTAGCGGATTGACAAGTGATGTTTGTGCGTCGAAAGGGTTCCGGTACATCAAGAGCCGCAATTCCGACGGTACATACGTGTATAACGAGGGTGTGAACTGGGGGGATGGTGCCGCCCAGAATCCCGACCTTGACAAAATAAGACTTATCGTGAGGGGCGGCATCATAGTCGGCTATACAGGGGAATAAACATTTAAAACCAAAGAGATATGAAAGTTGACTTAAACAGGAGATTCAGGGGCTTTGACGGGAACGAGCTTGGCGGTGACAACATCGCCACCGCCGTGGCGGAGGCCCTGTTCAATTACGGAAAAGACAAACCGGTAGGCCGTGATGAGAAGTTCAAGGCTTACGTCCTGTGCCAGCGTATCATCCAGGGCGGTGGAATTCTGGAGATCACCACCGAGGAGGGTACGCTTATCAAGGAGGTATGCGGCGAGAGCCTGACGGCCGGCGGTTACGGCCAGGTTTATGAACTTATAGAGGGAGGGGGTTGATATGGCACTGACAGAATCGGATATCGCCCAGGTTTTGGAGGCGGTCAAGGCGGAATCGAAGAGTGTCGAATCCCTTGAGACGGTCGGCTCGCTGAGCGGGGTCAAATCCCTGCCGGGACAGAAAGGTGACAAACTGGTGAACGTCCCGATCACCTTATTGAGCAAGCCGGCCGATGACGCGGCGGCCCGGGCGATCAAGGCCGCTGAAAGGGTGGAGGGATTGGCTCCCGAAATGGAAGCGGCCACCCAGGAGACAAAAAAGGCCATTCAAACGGCGGGTGAATCGGCGGCAAAGGCGGAGGCGGCCGCGAAGAAGGCCGAGGATGCGATAGCCCAAGGCTACAAACATAAGGAGATGAGTGAGGAGGAGTTTGAAAGTCTCCCGGAAAAGGACGGCAAGACCATTTACCTGATTTACGAGGAGGAATAGGTATGATAAGTGTTGGAAACAAAGAGGTGACGGCCATCCGTGTAGGCGAACGGGTGGTGGCGACGGTCTATATAGGGGCCAGGCTGGTTTGGCAAGCCATCCGGAGCTGTTTCGGCGCGGGCTTTTGGCGCGGTGACAAACCCTGGAGCCGAACGGATGGCTGGAAACGGATGAAATAACTTTTAAAGAATAACGATATGGCGAAAAAAGTGTATGACGAGGACGGTCTGGATATGCAGAAGACCGATTGGTCCGGTGACGAATCCACGGGTAATCTTCCGGTGAGCGGCCGGTTGGTGGAGAACTATATCAAAAGTATTGATGACAAGGCCACCCCTACGGAGGAGCTGGCCGCCGGTGAGACGAAAGCCCCCACGAGCGGCGCGGTGTTCGCCTCGCTGGTGGGTACCGTGACGAATATCGACGTGACGGACAGCGAGGACGGCACTCAGTACGTGATGACAGTCACGCAGAAGGATGGCGAAGGCGGGGAAAGCGACAGGGAGGTGCGCTTTTCCAAGTACACGGACGATGACAAGGTGGTGGTGAATATAGACCTGACCGATGCTTCGGGTTCCTCCTTGCCCGCTTCCCAGTATTTGTCGTTGGGGACCGGTTTCGTGGTGAGATATGCCGTTGGCGTGGGCACGGCCGGTGGCGGCGAGGTGAGTGGCTACAGCGACCTGAAGGCCAAGGTGGTCGTAAAACGTGGCTCCACGGTCCTTTCGGAATTCCAGGATGCGGAGTTTGTCGGCGTTACGGCCGGTCAGAGCTATACTTTTGACGCGTCGCCTTACCTGAAGGATGCCACGACCTACACCGTGCAGGTGGAGGCGCAGGCCGGTTATGATGGCGGTACGCTGATGAAAACCGCTACCGCCAGGGTGACGATGGTGGCTATGGAACTAAGTACCACTTATTCGGTTGGGAACGGACTGGCTGACGGGGGATACCGGAACGACGTGAACATCCCATTTACTGCTAAGGGAACGAGTGGCGAGAAGAACATCTACTACCGTATCAACGGCGGGCAGCCCTATACGCTTGGCCTGTCAGCCGGTTCCGGTGTCCAGCAGAAGAACGTCACCGTTGCGCTGAGTGAAATGCGGGAGGGCATGAACGTGGTGGAAGCCTATGCGCTGCACGAGAACTCCGGCGTGGTGAGCGAGATACACTACCTGACCCTGCTGAAAGCCGGGGAAGGTGTGACGGCCTATGCCGGCATGATGTTCAACCACCGGGCGGCAGGGTTCCAGCGTGACTGGAAGCACCCCGTACTGGAGGCAGAGCAGTTCACGGCGTGGAACTTCACGTATGCCGGCTATGACAGGGATGCGTACACGGCCCGTGTGAAAGTGACCAGCCGGGGCAGTGTGGTGAAGGAAGACCTGCTGCAGCGCGGTGAGACCGGCAGCTACGGGCGGACGAACGTGAACGTGGAACCGCTGGATTACCGTGTGTCGTGCGGTGATGCCGTGCTTGAGGTGCAGGTGAACACCACATCGCACCCCGACATTGAAGCCACGCTGGCACCGGATGCCGTGTGCACGTTCGATGCCTTCGGGCGAAGCAACACGGAAAACAACCCGGAAAGCTGGGTGAGCGGGGACAAACGGATGGAATTCCGTGATGTGCTGTGGAGCGTGAACGAATACGGCGCAGGAAGCGGCTGGCACAAGGACCGCCTGCTGCTGGCCGGCGGTGCGGGCATGACACTGACGGCAGACGGCGGTTATCGCCCGTTCAATGAGGCGGACAAGCCCGAGGGTTTTGCCATCCGCGACGTGGGCATGACGTTGGAGATAGAATACAGCACGGCCAACGTGACTGACACCGGCGCGGAGCTGATCACCTGTCTGGGCACCCTGCAAAACGGCAACCGTTACGGGCTGGTGGTGACCCCGGAGGAGGCGAAGTTCCTTACCGGCGTGGTGACGGAGGCGATGGATGCCGGTCAGGTCCTGCGCTATGAGGACTCGGTGGGTACGAAGTTTGAACCCGGTAAGAATATCCGTATCACTTACGTGTTCTACCCGGACGTGGAGACCAACGAGCAGCGGACGCTGATCGGCTTCTATGTGAACGGGGAGGAGTCGGCCGCCTCGAAGTGGCTGGACAAGGTGAACTTCGACATCCGGAGCCAGCTGGAGTTTAAATCGGAGGGGGCTGACCTGAACGTGAAGAGCGTGCGCATCTATAACAAGGCGCTGACCTCGGACGAGGTGCTTAACAACTACATCGTGGACCGCAACCATCTGGAGGATGCCGACGGGGAACCGGGCGTGCGCTCGCTGGATGAGGACAACCGCGTGCTGAACGAGGGGGACACGGTGAGCATGGAGAAGCTGATGGGACTGATGAAGAAGCGGCGGAACTCGATCCTGGTACTGATAGGCACGGGCAGCGTGGGCAGTGAGGTGCCAAGCGAGAGCGACATGCTGAACGTGATGGACGCGCTGGCCCAGCTGAACAACAAGAAGGCCAACAAGCTGTGCCGGGAAGTTAGATTCTACAACGGTGAGAACCGGGCGCTGGACTGGATAGCCCGTGACATTTATCTGCGTATCCAGGGTACCAGTTCGGTGAACTATGCCCGCAAGAACCTGCGCTTCTACTTCCAGAAGACAGCCTGCGGTTACACGGCACGGATGAGCTACGGCGAGATAGACGGTAACGGGCAGCAGAGCAACCCTACAGCTACGGAGGGTAAGAAGAACCTGTTCCGACTGCGGGACAACTCGGTGGGGGCGAAACTCGCCTGTGCGAAGTGTGACTTTTCGGACTCCTCCATGACCACCAACACCGGTGGCGCGAAGTTCATCCATGACGGCATGAAGGAAATGGGCATCCTGACCCCTGCCCAGCAGTATGCCGCCGACCATGCGGATACGTGCAAGGAAGACATACGCTCGGCCATTGACGGCTTGCCCTGTGACCTGTTTGTGGCAAAGAGCGTGGATGAGGATCTGACCTACTACGGCCAGTACAACATGAACAACGAGAAGAGCGACAGCTACCCGATATTCGGCCAGGACAAGGCCATCGGCAACGAGCAGTGGGGGACCGGCGATACGCTGAACTACCTGCAGGCGAACGGCGACCGGCCGAAGGAATACCTGCCCATCTGCATCGAGACGTTGAACAACTCGAACGACCTGTGCCTGTTCCGCTGGCTGCCGTCCACGGAGCCCGACCATACGGACTTCATGGATTTCAACTTTGACGGCGGTTTCGAGTTCAACCATCCGAAAGACGTGTTCTGGAACGATGGCGGAGGCGATGCCGAAGAAGAACCGAACATCAAGGAACACCTGGGCACCGGTGACAAGTACGACAAGATGTACAAGGCGCTTGACCGCATGATGAGTTTCCTCTATAAATGCGTGAAGGAAACGCCTGCCGGCAAGAATCTGGCCTATAACAAGGAGACGCACACCTTTGACGGGGTGGACTATGAGGATGACGGCAACAAGTTCCCGACGGCCAAATGGGCGAGCCCGACCTTCAAGGCGGAAGCCGGGAAGTATTTCAACCTTCCCAACCTGGCCGCCTACTACCTGTATGTACAGTTCAACCTGGGTGTGGACCAGCTGGCGAAAAACATGCTTGTGCGGACGTGGGACGGCGTGATGTGGTGGATAACCTATTACGACGGAGACTGCCAGCTGGGTTCGGACAACAAGTCGTTCCTGACCGGGAAGTATGATGACAACCGGCAGACCAAGCGGGACGGTGCCTATGTGATGCAGGGACACAACAGCTGGCTGTGGAACCTGATACTGGGCAATATGGGCAATCTGCTGGAAGAAGTGATGACCAGGGGTGTGAACGGCGGTACCAGCTTCATGAGTGCCTTCAGCATCCAGAAGGCCGTTGACCATTTCGACACCGAGCAGATGAAGAAGTGGTGCAGCCGGCTGTACAACAAATCAGGCATCTTCAAGTATGTGTATCCGTTCCTGAACGAGATGCCGGTGGGGGCTGACGGTGCCAAACAGACGTATCCGCAGATCTACGGTCTGAAGGGTTCGTTGAAAGCTCACCGTAACTATTTCATCCAGCGCAGGTATGACCTGAAGCAGGTGGAGTACGGTTATGTCTCTACGCTGGGCGCCCAGTTCTACCAGAGTACGGCATCGCTGGACAAGGCATACAAACTGAAGCCGATGCAGTACCGGCTGACCATCCCGTACCGTGTGCAGCTTTCCACCAGCAACGGCGTGCAGGCCGACAGCGGCGTGGTGGATGCGGACGTGTTCCACTCCCTGCAGCTGGCCCGTGCCTTCGGTGAGAACGACCCGCTGAAGATTATCGGCGCGGCCAAAATCAAGGAGCTGGTGTGGCATGAGGACGCGTTCGCCATCGGATTCAATTTCGGCTTGCTTACCTCATTGGTTAAACTTGACATGAGCGTGGAGAAAGCCAGCGGTTATCGTAACGGTTCATTCATGGCCTCGACGAACGGCATGCTTCTTCTGGAAGAGCTTAATATGCGCAACAACCTGCTGGCACGGAATGGCGATAACGGCAACGTGACGACCTTGGACTTGAGCTGGCAGGGACGGTTGAAGAAGCTGGACGTGAGAGGCACGGGGCTTACCCGCGTGAAACTTGCCACCGGTGCGCCTGTTGTGCAGTTATGCTTGCCGGAAACGATAGAGGAACTGTTTCTGGAATATCTTCCCAGGTTGGCAGAGAGCGGATTGGTACTGGATGGCATCGGTAACGTGCGAGGCTACCGGTTCATGGGTTGTCCGGGTATCGACGGCTTTGCCCTGTTGGAGCGGCTCCACGCTGCCAAGGAGTCCGGAGCCGGTAAGCTGGAGCGTTTCGTCCTCGAGATAGACATGGAGGATAACGGTGCGCTACTCAAGAAGTATTACGACTACGGCACTTATACATCAAGCGGAGCGATAGACAACCGTCATTCCGGATTGCGCGGAAAACTCCGTTTGACAAAGTACATGGAGGACGAAGAAGCGGACAGATACAGGGAAAGATACCCTGAACTGGAGATCGTACAACCGGCCTACAGCATCATCGAGTCGGACGAAAGCGCTCCGGACGATGCCAACATTTCCAACCCGGATAACGAGACCGGTTATAAGTATGGCAATACCTACATCATGAATGCCCACGTGGCGGCGATCTTCAAGAAGCGCCACCGTGTGCTTGCCAAGGTAACGAAAAAGCCCACGAGCCGTAAAGTGGAGATGGCCGGCCAGACAGTTGACGTGAACAATCCGGACGGTGAAATGACCTATTGTCCGTTGGATGATACCAGCAGTAATAAATACTACGATGGCAGCGCAGCCAAACTTGACAGTAGCGAGGGCGACTGGATGATGTACGAGCCGTTCTTTTGGTCGAAAGGTATCAATGACTATCTGAACGAGAAATATTACAGCTGTTACAGCTCCAACGGTCCCGACGATATGCCTCCCATCCCCGAAGCAACCGTTTTGACACTGGATGATATAAAAGAGAGCAAGGACGGCTACTTGGCGGAACGCAAACTGTTGAGTGGCAAGCCCACGCTGAAAGACTCCTATAGCACGGACAAGACTTATTCGGTCTGCAAGGTGGATGTGCAAGGTTACAAGCGTGTGCGTTTTCCGAGTGTTCCCGGCACGGGTCTGGTCGGCAGTATATTTGTAGACGGCTCCGGACACGTAGTCAAAACCATCGTGGTTCCAACGATCGGCTTGAAGTTCGAGGCCGGCATGTACTTGATATCGGATGTTCCGGAGGACGCCACGGCCTTGCACTTCTCGATCTTGAACACGGCCGAGTTCGACAAGGTCGTTCTTTCCAACTCCGACAAGATCGAGGATATGGAGCCCGATTGGGTGGCCAACGAGGAACATCTTTGTGCAGTAGTAGGCAGTAGCGTGGTAGGTAGCAAATTGCGTTCGTGCATAACGGGTAATTCCACGACGGCCAGCATGAACTGGATCGACTTTCATTATTACTCGGTTCAGCGCGGTATGCAACAGATAGACGCGTTGATGCACTCCCGTATAGCGAACTTGTTTTACGCAAGATATGGCCGTCGTGACAGCCAGGAACAGTGCGGAGGCGGTCAGCATACGAACAATCGTATCACGGGCGGTACAGCCGGTTATGGTATGCAGGATACGATCGGTTATGACGATGCGTATAAAATAAACGACAAGATCACGAATTCCATCGTGGACGGTTCTATCCACCAGTACGCTTGGTATCGTGGCCAGGACGATTATGGTTCTCCGACCGTGACTCAGGTAAACAATATCAGTTGTCTGGGCTATGAGGACATCTACGGGCATAAGTACGACATGATGGACGGCGTAGATTTACCCAATGACAGCGCACACCAGGGTAAGTGGCGTATTTGGATGCCGGACGGCACGGTGCGTTGGGTGAAGGGTAAAACGGCCAGTGACCAGTGGATAACAGGTGTTGCCCATGGTAAATACATGGATATCGTACCGGTAGGAACAGCTAACGGCTCGTCCAGTACATATTATTGCGATAAATACTGGATAAGTATCGCAGCCAGCCGTGTGGTCTATCGCGGATGCAACATTGCGAATGCGAGTGGCGGCGTGTCGGGTGCGAATGCGGGTTACGATGCTTCGAATACGAATGCGTATATCGGCTCGCGTCTGGCCTTCCGCGGCAAACTCGTTCGGGCGGAAAGCGTGGAAGCGTATAAAGCGATTCGCGAAGTGTTGTAAGCGCAAAGCGCCAAAGCGTGGAGCGAAGCGACTAAAACGAAAGAACGGTGTTCGGATGGTTTCCGAACACCGTTCGTGTTATTATAAATACCGGCGTAAGCCGGTCGAAAATGTTTTAAGAAAATGAAATTTGATAGTGCTTTAGTATGAGAGAGAGTGCACAACACACCAATTTATACTATACAAATGTAGCGATTTTTGGCGAGATTACCAAATTTCTTAGTAATAATTAGAAGTGAGAAATTAAGCGGAAAAGGGCAGGGTAGGGGGTGTTTAGGGGTGCGAAAAAAAGAACGTTTCGTTTTGGGAAAAAGAACGTTTCGTTCCCAAAAGTCGAAACATTTCGTTTTGCGGATTATA